TGGGCAGATGTAATTAGAAAAACCTACTTTGATGGTGGTGTTGACGAAATTATATCTACAAGAAGACTTGTACATATTACACAGGCATATTCAATCTTTGCTAATAAGATGAAGGCAATTCAAATGTGTACAAATAGATTTGATGATGATACAAAAAATTCTTTTGTGGAGTTATATACTAAAGTTGACGCTGGTGCTTCTGCTGATCAAATTATAGATCAACAGAAAAAGGCAGAACTTGAATCACAAATAGAAGACAACGATAGTGAGTCGGATGAGGAGGATGATTCTGAATCAATCTAAATCTATCAATCATAGTGTTAGTCCAAAGGAGGCGACTTCGGTCGCCTCTCTAAAAGGTACGGTAACACTAGAACTAAAAAAGAAAACATTACACCAAGTTTATAATCAAGTTATGATGTGTGAAGAATTAGGGTTTCCAAATTTTGCAAAAGGTGAACCTATCAATAATTTAATGAGAGAGATAAAAAAACAAGTGAAAAAAAGAAGTAAACAAGATAAAATGGGTTGGAAAGAATTACTAGATTTCTGGCCGTTGAGTATAGTAGTACCTGGTATGTTAATATTAATTATGATGGCGAATGTATTTCAATGGTAAATGAAGGGAGGTGTAAGAGTTGAGTATTACGATAGAAGTTAGAAGAGGAAATGTTGAACAGGCTATGCGTGTTTTAAAACGTAAAGTACAAAAGGAAGGCATAGTAAAAGAATTAAGACAAAGACAATATTACGAAAAACCGTCTGCTAAAAAGAGAAGAAAAAGAAAAGAAAATATAGCAAATTGTAAAAAATTAAAGAAAAAATTAGAACGATTAAGAGGATATTAAGTTTGAAAGTTTTGCGTTGGTGATAGATAAATATATAATGTTGGGGCTATTCGTAAGTCCCCACGCAGAAACCCGATTAAGGAATTAGTCGGTGTCGCAAAACGCAGGTTTGCCACTTACTGCGTGAACAAAAAAGTGGCTTGACATTTATATAATAATGATTATATAAATATTAGTAGAACGCCATAATGGGTTCTACAAAATGAAACTCGCTTAACAAAGGAGGTTTAAATGACCAATAAAGCAATTTCAATTTTTAATCAGTTAAGACCATTATCAGTAGGATTTGATGATGTATTTGACCACTTTGAGTCAATGTTTAATCATCAATATGATTCTATAAATGTTCCTAACTATCCACCATACAACATAATTAAGACAGGTAAGTACACTTATGATATACAAGTGGCACTTGCAGGGTATGGTAAAAAAGATGTAGATGTATCGTTTGAGAATAGCATCCTAACAATCAAGTCTGTAAAGGACGAAGATGAAAAAGAAGTATCTGATAATGACGGTGTACTTCATAAGGGTATTGCTAAACGTATGTTTACCAAGTCTTTCACAATCGCTGATGAGGTAGAAATCAAAGGTGCTGAACTGAAAGATGGTCTTTTATGTGTATCTATGGAAAGAGTTATTCCAGATCACAAGAAGGCTAGAACTATTAAAATTAAGTAGTTTAAGAGACCAGAGGCGAGGCAGCATTGACTTCCTCGCCTTTTTAGTATATACTGACACTATATAAATTATGAAGGAGTGAATATATTATGAACATAAGTACAGACACTTTATCGGTGTTAAAAAACTTTTCAGATATTAACCAGAATATTCTAGTTAAACCTGGAAATAAGATTCAGACTATCTCTACAATGAAAAACATCTTGGCAGAAGCAGAGGTGACGGAGAAGTTTGATAGTGAGTTTGCTATATATGACTTGCCAGAATTTTTAAGAGCAGTTGAGTTATTTGAAAAACCTGCATTAAAATTTAATGGTGGATCAAATGTAACTATAGCATCCGCAAATAATAAACAAGCAATCAAATATTTCTTTGCTGATAAATCAGTTATTGTTGCACCAACAAAAGCAATCAATATGCCAGATCAGTATGTATCTTTTACTTTAAAGAAAGATGATTTTGCTAGATTACAAAGAGCAATTACTACATTGAATTTACCAGATGTTGCCGTAGTAGGTGATGGTAAAAACATTAAGTTAGTTGCTACTGATAAGAAAAACAAATCTTCAAATGACTATTCTGAAATCATAGGAGAAACTGATAAGAAGTTTAATGCTTACTTTAAAGCAGAAAACTTAAAAGTTATTGGTGACGATTATGATGTAGAAATCTCACAACAAAAGATAAGTCATTTTGTTAACAGGAACAAACCTGTACAATACTGGATCGCATTAGAACCTGACTCTGAATTTTAAGGAGTTAGACTATGGCAGATTTTTTATGGGTTGAACAATACCGACCTAGAACAATACAGGATTGTATTTTACCAGATCAGACTAAAAAGACATTTTTAGAATTTCTAAAGAAAAAAGAAATACCTAATATGTTGTTGTCAGGTACAGCAGGCACAGGTAAAACAACTGTTGCTCGTGCTTTATGTGAACAACTAAATGCTGATTATATCGTAATCAATGGTTCAGATGAAGGTAGACAAATTGATACCTTGAGGCATAAGATTAAAAACTTTGCTTCTACTGTATCTTTCAATACTGAATCAAAACATAAAGTAGTCATAATTGACGAGGCAGACTATATGAATGCTGAGTCAGTACAACCTGCTTTACGTAATTTCATTGAAACATTTTTTGAAAATTGTAGATTTATATTAACTTGTAATTATCCTTATAAGTTTATTGAACCATTAAGAAGTAGATTTACTCAAATAGATTTTAAGATAGTCAATGGTCAAAAAGTAAAGACAGCAACTGCTTTACTTAAAAGACTAGGTGTTATACTTGATGAAAACAAGGTTCCTTATGATAAAAAGGTACTTGCCGAGTTAATCCAGAAGTATTATCCAGACTTTAGAAAGACTATTAATGAACTACAAAGATATTCAGTAAATGGTAAAATAGATAGTGGAATCTTTTATAATCAAAAAGAAGCAGATATAAAGAGTTTATTTGCGTCTTTGAAGAAAAAAGACTTTAACGAAACTAGAAAATGGGTCGTAAACAATTTGAGTTTACAACCAACAGACTTGTTTAGAATGATCTATAACTCATCAAAAGATTATCTACAACCTCAATCAGTACCTCAGGCAATACTTTTATTAGCAGGATATCAATATAAATCCGCTTTTGTCGCCGATCAGGAGATAAATATGGTCGCTTGTTTGACTGAAATAATGGCGACTTGCAAATTTAAATAACATAATTAACGAGGATACAATGGCACGAAGAACATTTTGGCGAACTTGCATAGTCAAATTGCGAATGTGGTATGCTGACATAAGAGGACATCACGGTAAACGATACAATTACGAACCAGGTGATTGGTATATGGGCAGACACAACAGACGCAACAAATAATGGCATACGAATTAAAAGATTACTTAAAAGCGATAAATGAGTCTAAACAAGACTTGATGAAATCAGATGAAACCTGGATAAAAAAATATCCAGCATACATAATTAATCGTTGTTTATCTATGTTTTGGGATACTCTTCCACAAGCAAATGAAATGAACGGTTATCACTTCCTAGACAATCAGGTCCAATTTCAGTTTTTACTAAATAGTGTTAGAAGAAAAAAACGGTTTGGTGGCAAATGGTTAAAACAATCCAAATTGAAAGACATAGAGTATATTAAAGAGTATTTTGGTTATAGTAATGAAAAAGCAAGAGAGGCTTTGAACATACTCACAAAGAAACAAATTGAACATATTAAAGAAACCTTATATAAAGGTGGGAGAAGAAAATGAGTGAAGAAATACAATGGTCGCCAGAGAGTATGTTAGAGGTCACCATAAAACAACCTGACGATTTCCTAAAAGTTAGAGAAACCCTTACAAGAATTGGTGTGGCAAGTAGAAAAGATAAGACGTTATTTCAATCTTGTCATATATTACACAAACAAGGTAAATACTATATCGTACATTTTAAAGAACTTTTTGCTTTAGATGGCAAGAAGGCGACTTTAGTTGAAAATGATATACAAAGAAGAAACACAATCGCTATTTTATTACAAGACTGGAACCTAATTGATATAGTTAAAAAAGAGGATGCGAATAATAAAGCACCTTTAAGTCAGATAAAAGTTTTACCATTCAAAGAGAAAAAAGAATGGAATTTATCTGCTAAATATAACATAGGAAAAAAGGTCACAACCGAGAATAGCGAAAATGCAAATACCAAAGTTTAAAGAATTTTTTGTAGAACAAGATTTAGAACGTAAGAAGAAACCTATTACGGTTGCTATTATTACAATAGCAGATTCAGACGACCCTAAAGAAAATACAACTGCTGATCTTATATCAAAAGCGTGTAAGAAAAAAGGCATAAAGTGTATTATAGTAAATACAAAAACTTCAATCATAACAGATAAAGACGAAGATAAAAATACGTTAACGGTGTATAACTATGATGGTGAAGGTGCTAAACACACTTTCATAGGTAAAGATACCGTTTGTATTTGTAGAGGTGGTGCTTTACAAGATGAAGGTGGTTTATCTTTAATATCTGCCTTTCAAAACTCACAATCATTTATGTTAAACACAAGAGCGGCAATGCTTACTTGTGATAACAAATTAACTTCAGCATTATTATTTGAAAAGTTTGGTATACCTACACCTAGAACAGCGTATGTATCAAACGAAAAGAATTTAAAAACTGCATTAGATAAAATCGGTGGTAAGTTTCCTGTCATATTAAAAACATTAACAGGTACACAAGGTGTCGGTGTAATCAAAGTTGAAAGTTATGAAGGTCTTGTTGCAACCGTTCAGGCAATGTGGAAACTAGAAGCAGAAATGTTAATACAAGAATATATGAAAACTGATTTTGATGTAAGAACTTTTGTAGTAGATAATAAAATATTTGCAAGTACAAAAAGAACTCATAGTAGTTATGACTTTAGATCAAATACACATAGAGGTGCTGAGGCAGAACCATATAAGTTAAGTGAAGAAGAAATAGAATTAGTTTTAAAAACTGCTAGATTATCCAGAGCATATATGTGTGGCGTAGATCACATAGTTTATAAAAATAAACCATACGTATTAGAAATAAACGGAAGTCCAGGATCAGGTGCTGACTATGAAGGTTATCAGTACAAAGATTATTATTCTGATCCAGAACCATCAGGCAGAATAGATGGTGAAACTATGATGTCTTATGTAATTGATTGGATTGAAGATAGAACTCATTGGGATAGACAATCACTTATAGAATGTGGTTGGTTAGAAACTATGGACGTAGATGAAATAGGAAAAGTTAGAGTTAAGTTTGATACAGGTAATGGTTCTCAAGCGTGTGCTTTACACGCAGATGAAATTATAGAATCAAAAGGTAAAATTGTAAAATGGAAATACGATGGTAAAGTTTATAGTAAACCTAAATTTGGTGTAAGTAAAGTATTCAGATCAAATGCAACTAACGAACCATCTGAAACAAGACCTACCGTAAAAATGGCACTTACATTTAATGGATTTACATATCCAGATATAGAAGTAGGATTAGATAGTAGACCTAGATCAGGTTCAGACTTATTAGTTAATAGAGATTTAATGCGACAGATGAATGTTGCCGTTAATCCTAATAGAACTTTTGTATTAAGTAAACGATTAAGACCTATTGAAAAAGAAGGAAAACAAGACAAAGTTGGATTTGAAAAGAAATAGCATTGACATTGGCGTCAATGTGTGATATATTATAATTACTAATAAGGAGAAATATAATGCAAGAAGTGAAAATAATAAGACTCTCTACTGGCGAAGATGTAATTGCTAAAGTCGGAGAGAACGATCAAGGATATAGTCTAAAAAATCCTTTCGTAATCATACCTCAACAATCAGCACCAGGACAACCAATATCTTTAATGATGTCATTGTATAATGCGTATGGCAAAAAAGATACGGTTACTTTGTCCAAGGATAAGATTGTTTTTATGACAGAACCTAAAGACGAAATATTAAAATCTTACGAACAAAATACAAGTAAGATATTAACACCTAAATCAAGTTTAATAACGGAAACAAATATACCTACATTAAAAAAGTGATAACGGTAAACTTTATACGGACAAATAATGATAAAGTCTGTGTTGAAGTAGAAGAAGGAACCACTTTAATGCAGGCAGCAAAACAGGCAGAATTAAAAGAAATCCCTGCTGATTGTGGTGGTAATATGGCGTGTGCTACTTGTCATATACATTTAAGTAATGCTTGGACACATATTCTTCCTATAAAAGAAAATGGTTTAGAACAATCATTATTAGAATATGAAAGAGGTTATATTCCAGGTGTAAGTAGATTAAGTTGTCA